GTGGAGGTTTCCGTTCCACATGTTTGGTGTACCATCCTGATAATCGGTGTTTGGGATACAACGGCATATTGTATCATACAAAGATTATTAAGGCAATCCAATAACTGTTGCATTTGTTGTAAAATCTTGGTCTGTATGATCAGGGTTATAATTAGCGTAATAAGTGTAATTGTATTCTCCTTGAACTTGAACGGTTAAATTAGTAACTGTACCAAGCGTATAATGCACACCTCGTACTAGAGTAAATGTTAGGTTCAAATTGTTCGTGCTAAAAGTGTTGGTGTTAAATTGAATTGGCGTTAATAAAAACTGCCCTGTATCTGAATTTGCTACTACACCTCCATTCAAAAGGAGTTGAAACCGATTACCGCCATTTCTAGAATTTGCACCTGTAATTGATGTCGCAAAAGGCATATTGATTTGAACCGCATTCACATTAGGATCATTGAATGCTGTTACTACATTTGTATTTGTTCCGCCACTGTCATAAACAACCATAAAGGTATTCCAAACTCCAGAAGACGGTGCATAATTGAGTATTTGCGGAATATTGAATCGTTGGAAGCGACTAGAATTACTGGGTTCAGGATAAGATACACCTGTGGATGTTACAATCTCTTTCGTCGTTGCATTGTACGCAAGTCCCAATGTCTGCGTATTATCAGATCTTATAGGAGTGATATATAGTCCTGGAGCTGATGCTGTTACTGTTCCGCCATTTCCACAAATAGCAATTGAACCAGTAGTACCAACTGCACCATTTCCAATCGCAACCGCATTTAGTCCTGCGCTCGTATTTAATCCAATTGCAACAGCACTATCTAAACACACAGCGGTATTTCCAATCGCAACACTACTACTTCCACTCGATGCTGCACTTCCGACTGCAACACCCTTTCGGCCTGTCACAGAAGTCTTTCCAATCGCAACACCTTCTACATTTGTTTGAGTAGCATCATTTCCAATGGCAACTCCATCTATTCCTGCATTCGTAGAAAATCCAATTGCGACGGCGTTTGTTGCACCTGCAGTTGTAGTTGCAGTATAACCAATTGCAACAGATCCTGCTCCTTGATTAGTTTGAGCAGCACCAACTCCTATCGCAACAGCATTCGCTCCTTGATTGGTAGTACCAGCTTGAGTTCCTATCGCAATTGCTCCTGATCCCTGTAGTCCTGCTCCAGCCTCATTGCCAATGGCAACAGCAGTTTGTTGTTGATCAAGTTGACCAGCGAAATAACCTATCGCAATTGAATTTGCTTGTTGTCCGCCTTGTCCTGCTGCTGGACCTATTGCTACTGCTCCAGATTGTTGAGCTATTTTTCCAGCTTCATCGCCAATGGCAACACTACCTTGTTGCTGATTACTTTGACCAGCCAAATAGCCAATAGCAACACCTTCGCTTTGCTGTGTAGTTTGACCAGCCTGATAACCAATAGCAACGGAATAGATTTGCTGACTCGTTTGACCAGCACCAACTCCTATGGCAACTGCAGCAATTTGTTGTGACGAATTACCAGCATTAGTTCCTATTGCGATTGCATCAGCTTGTTGCGTACCAAGTCCAGCTTGATAACCAACCGCAATCGCTCGTGTCTGTTGGTTTTGATTACCAGCAGCATAACCAATAGCAATACCACGAATACCCTGCGTGTTAAGTCCAGCACCACTTCCGATTGCTACTGCATCATTAAATTGGCTCGTCTGACCAGCACCAACTCCTATCGCAATACTTCGGTCCAATTGGTTGGTAGTTGCGGCATTTTGTCCTATCGCAATTGCACTAATCCCCTGTGAAGTTGAACCACAATCAGTTCCTATCGCAATAGCACTTTGTCCTTGATTGGTATGACCACCAGCACTATATCCAATTGCAACTGCAGCCGTCCCTTGTGTATCAGCACCAGTACCAGGTCCAATAGCAACTGCATATTGTTGTTGATTTATATTTCCAGCAGAACTTCCTATTGCTACTGCATCAGCTCTTTGGTTGGTAGTTCCAGCATTATATCCAATTGCAACGGATCGTGTTAATTGATTGGATTGTGCTGCTCCATCTCCTATCGCAACTGCACTAATTCCCTGTGAAACTAAAGCACAAGCATTTCCTATTGCAACTGCACTAGCTCCCTGATTGTTATTCGCAGTACCAGTTCCAATCGCAATAGCATTATCGCCTTGAGTATTTGTAGCAGTACCATTTCCTATTGCAATTGCGCCTGTTCCTTGAGTTGTTTGACCAGCATTATATCCCAAAGCAACAGCTCGTGTTAATTGTCCTGCGTACCCAGCTTGAACGCCAATCGCAATAGATCCTGGAACGGCAGCAGGAATTCCAGCGCCTGGACTAATACCAATAAGAACAGGATCAACCGTTAAATTTAAAGCTCCTGCTGGTCCTGTAGGGCCTTGCACTCCTGTACTTCCAACTCCTGTAGGCCCAGTTGCGCCATCCATTCCAGTAGGTCCAGTCACACCTTGCGTTCCATTTGTTCCAGGTAGTCCAGTAGGACCAGTCGCACCTGTAATGGATAGCCCAGTAGGCCCAGTCGCACCAGTTGGTCCTGGTGGTCCGCCAGAAGGACCAGTAGCTCCAGTAGGACCTATTCCTGTAGTTGGATCGACAGGGTAAAGACTCATTACTATACCTCTAGATTAGTTTATAGTTTGCCAACAATCCAAATAATTGATTCTGCTGTAGTTGCAGTCTGTCCTAATTCAATCGTCAGCGTATCCGCAGTAGCAGTATAATTTTTAAAAAACTGCCCAGCACCACCAGCAGGAGGATGAATGTAAGTCAGCCCTACAACTCCAGATGTCGTCAATCCTGTAATCGTAATCGTCTGCGTCGTACCAGCCGTGCAAGTATGAATTCCACAACGAGGAGCAGCGTACCCAACTTCTTTTGTTGTGGGATTGTATCCCACTGGACTGAATGTATTGGCGTTTGCGTAATCACGCACAGGAGCAACATAGAAAGAATCTGTTTGTGCTGAAACACCATTCACGGCAGCGCCAGTAGCATTCAGGATAATCGTATTCGGTTCTTGATTTGCATTTCCAGCATTATGACCAATTGCGACGGACTCTTGTCCCTGATTGGTTGTTCCAGCAAAGTACCCTAGAGCCGTAGCATTATTTCCTTGAGAAGTTTGTCCTGCATATCCGCCCAATGAGATTTGGTTATCACCTGTCGCCCAAACTGCGCCATCGAAATACAGATAATCGCCATAATTCACGGCAGCTGGGAATCCTGCTACAGGCGCAGGTAAAGGATAAAGATTTGCACCAGCTCCATTTCCTGTGGTTGTTGGATACTGCATACTAGACTATTATACAATGCGGACACATTATTGTGCCTCGGTTGTATTTAGATTTTTAGGGTTTTAGGAGAGTATCTTTACTTGAGGAACTCGACAGCGCCACCACGAATAGCCAAAATTCCTGAGTGGTGTAGGATGACACCGAAGGTCGCATTCGCAGCCGTGACCGTGACCGCCGCCGCTCCAGTCCAGACCGCCGTGCAGGGAGCATTCGTGAGGCGTACCTCAACGAGCGAACCAGCCGACTCGGCAAGATTGACACCATCTAGGTCAGAGTCACGGCTCGTGAGGAAGGTTTCAAAGTTGATGGAAGGGATGAAACGAGCGTCATCCGCAGGGGCTGAACCCCACCATGTGCCATCACGAGATCCACCGATGGAGGCAACCTCCTGAACCAGCGAAGGGCCAGACCAGTTATCATAAGTCGTGACGCTGTCGCCTGTGAGGTGTCCGAGCTTGTTCTGCGTCTTCTTGGCCTCATTGTAGGCATCCCAGCACTTCGAGATCGGCACTTGGGGGTAAGACATACCATTGACGAGGCAGCGGAACTGGCCGAACTGGTGGTTACCGAAGCTGGACTTGGAGGTCATGGGGTCATTGAGGAAAGCCGTTGGGCGAGTAATGACGGAGATGCTACGGAGGAAGCGAATGCTCTGGGCAGTCTGGAGAGCCTTCTCGGAGGCCACGGAATTTGAACCAGCAGACTGGCTGAAAGGAATGTGGGTGTGGAGATCCATCGCCATCGTGACACCTGAACCCTCACGAATCTCGCTGTCCATCAGGGCATACAGGTCAGGGGAGCAGCGTACATGGTCTACACGAAGTTCAGCCTCGCTTACATTCAGCTGGGTAGGGGGATTCGCAGCGGCAGCATCGCCATACGCTACAGGGCTGACTGGGACGATACACGCACCAATGCTGGACTGGAGCAGGAACTCTAGCTCAATGTTGGACACATTGCGCAGAGGGAAGTAGGTGGAGAGGCCAGAGAACAGGAAACCGAGCGGTACATTGTAAAAACGGCCTGAACCGCTGAACCACTGATTCGCAGTGATACGAGCAGAGATGTGCTTCGTGTCATCATACGCACCCAGCGCACCATCAATCGTGCCACCAGGGTGGAGGTACTGGTAACCGCTGACCGCACCAGCAGCCGCTAGAGTGCCGAGCAGGTTAGGGTTAGACTTCCAAAGACCCTGCGCAGGGCCATCGTTCTCATACACGGCCTTCGGCATTGCCTGGCTGACGAGAACATTGTATACGGCAGGGAAGTCCGTGATCGTCGCCAACTGGACTCCACCTACACGAATCGTTACCTGCTGGAAGAGCGAAAGAATGCCCTCCTCGATGCAGTAGTTGGCCGAAGAAGTATCAGGAGCAACCTGTAGCGACAGCATCAGCGTGGAAAGGTCAGTGTAGTCAGCACCAGTCAACTTGAAGGTCATGAGCTTCGTGCCTGAACCACCAGCGGAGTAACCACCGCTGCCTGTGATTGGGGTGTATAGACCCTCGTAGCGTGACTGGCCGACACCAGCGTGGGTGAGCTTGTCCTTGAGGGACACAGCCGAAGGGACGACCTGCTCCACGAGGGGCGTTAGGAACGGATTCGTCGTGGCCATCTTGTTTTATACTCCTATGGTTAGAAGATTTTCATAATGAATATTTGATACTTACTTTACTTTGTCTTTTTCGTACGACGCTTCTTCAATTTGGCATACTGGGACAATCCAATAGGACGAGGAGTGAATATACTTGTTTCCTGCTGGTATGCCTTGGCAATATTGTCTAGACGCTGAATACGAGAATACTGTTGAGGTTCAAGCTTTGTAAACATTTCAGCTTTAGTTTCCTGTTTCGGTAGAGGAACTTCAGCAGGGGCTTTAGGTTCAGGTTTCAGTATCTCTGGAATGGCTGGGACAGGAGTCTGGGTAGGAATAGATTTGGGCTTGGGAGGCGAAATAACTTCCTTCTTGATTGCTGCATCGGTGACTGGAAGGTCGGACAACGCCTTGTATGCAGCATACGCTTCAGCAACACCTGGAGGCGCAAAGGCCACAGCAGTTTCTGCTGCAAACTCTGCTAGATGCGCTGGGTCACGACCTGCAGCCAGTTCCGTAGCTGTTGCAAGTCCTGCATGAATAGATCCAACACCTGGTAATTGAGATTCTGCAAATCCAATCACATCTCCTGCAGTACGAATCACATCTTTTCCTACTTGAGGAATTTCATTTGGGTTATACCCTGCCCTAAAAGTAATTGCATCAATTCCACTAACCAATTTCTCGCCAATCGTGCCTGGAGCATTGAAAGAATCCAAAGCTTTCCCTGCAATCTTCTTTCGCACTTCAGGTTTCGTAGCAATCGCATAATAGGCTGATCCTGCTGTTCGAGCTAGATCCATGAAATCATCCCACCAGCCCATCTTATCTTTATTCTTTGTCGGTAGAAGAATCGGTGTCGTAATCTGCTATTTTGAGATACTTTTGGAACTCTCGGCGGAACATCTTGTTCTCTGGAGAACGGATATGGACAACCATAAAGTTCCAGTTATTATCCCCAACTGCTTCCCAAAGCTTCATAAAAGTTTCTTTGGATGTGAATGATCCAACTTCGTGAGCAATAGATTCACGCTCCAGTTCGTTCTTGATTGCTGTTTTAAACAAAATCCAGTACTGCACCTGATTACGGAAAGCGACTGGCAGTTTATTGAACTTCTGTGTCGTAATCCAGCAGGTCACTTTGTAGTGTCTTAAACGCATCGAAAGAGAATTGAGGGCGGATTTCTCTTTAGGGATTTGGTCAATCACATCGTCAAGAATCAGGAGAACATTCTCCGTTTCATTACGGCCTTCTTTTTGGAGAGATGCTTTCTGTTCGTCAATAATCTTTTGAATGATACGGTCATCGTATTCCTCGTACGCCTCATCAATACCTTTGGCTTTCTTCCACATGGGGTCAATCATGTAAGTAGATGAAATAAGAATAATCTTATCAAACTTCTTACGGTAAAAAGGCCGTCGGTTCAAGAGATTGATAATCAGGTTGGTCTTGCCACTATTGGTAGGAGCAATGAACGCACTGATGCTATAAAACTTCATCAGGAACTTATCTAGTTCTGGAAGGTCATCGTCTTCCAGTTCAGTCGATACTTTCTTTACCTTGTACTGTTCCCTGTCGCTCATTATTGTCTGTAGCCAAGAAATTACCATTCAGAAATCTCTTCTTATACTCACGGATGTTCTGCTTGATGTCACGATGTTCGCCCCA